AGTGATTTATACACAAAGAAATGCGATTGAATATATTGCCTTTTTGACCAAGGGGAAAGCGTTTCATCACGGATTAGAAATTTTGGCTGATTATTTTCTGCCTCATGTGGGTGAAGTGAATTACCGTGAAAAGGCCATGTTTTTAGGATATATGGTATTTCGAATGTTATCAGTACATGCGGGATACGAATTACCGACCGATCGTGATAATTTCAAATACAAACGTATGGAATTACCCGGAATCTTAATTCATGAATTGTTCCGTGAATATTATAATATTCAGTTGAAACGGATTCATCTAGATTTTGAACGACAATTGAAACTGAACAGTGGGTTGTATGAGAGAGATTTACCAAGATTAATCCAAGACCATTATCGTGATATTTTTCGTGAGGGTGGTAAAATGGTGGAAGATGGTTTCAAAAAGGCGTTTAAGGGGAACTGGGGGGCTTATTCTCATACAAAACGTGTGGGGGTGATACAAGATTTGAATCGATTATCGTTTAATACTATGATTAGTCATTTACGTAAAACGAATTTACCAATTGATTCTGGGTTGAAAATCGTGGGACCGAGGTTATGCCATAATTCACAGTGGGGATTTATTGATCCACTGGATACACCCGACGGTGGGAATATCGGAATTCATAAACATTTGGCGATTGCCACGACAGTATCCCGTGGGTATTCACGAACCGTCTTGGTCGAATGGTTACGTGAAATGGTGGGTATGCGTATGGTGACTGATTATATTCCCCAAGAGTTGGCTACGGTATCCAAGGTGATTGTCAATGGGTATTGGGCAGGGTGTGTTACAGATCCGATACCGACCGTTGAAAAAATTCGTACCTATCGTCGTAACGCCATGATTCCTATTCATACATCGGTAACGTTTGATTTTAAACTGAATACACTTTTTTTATATACGGATGCCGGCCGGTTGTGTCGTCCTATCTTTTATACGGATGTGTTATCAAATAGTTTGTCGTGTTTTCACGAGGAAGTCATGAAAAACAAGGGTATATTGACGTGGGAAGGATTGACCCGCGGATTGAAACCTAAGAAAACTGATAAATGGGACGGATTATACACACGTTTACATGACCTGTACGAAGAAGCCAACGAAACAACCGAGTCGGACACTACTAGGTTGACACAATTTTTGAAATACCAGGCGGTGATCGATTATATTGATAGTAGTGAAACCGAAAATACGATGATTTCAATTAATATAGACGAATATCAACGCACACGATCCACGGACAAGATAAAAACGCAATACACCCATTGTGAAATTCACGAATCTTTGATGTTTGGTGTAATGACCAATCAGATACCGTATCCGGAGACCAATCCACCGGCTCGTAATTTGTTTTCATGTGGACAGAGTAAACAAGCGTGTTCTTTGTATCATACGAATTATCAGATGAGAATGGACAAAACTGCAGTGGTATTGCATTATGGTCAAATACCGCTGGTTCGTCAACGATATGGGGAATATATCAATCGTGAAGAGAATCCGTATGGTTTCAATGCTATCGTGGCCGTGGCGTGTTTAACGGGGTACAATGTGGAAGATGCAATCTTGGTAAATGCCGGATCCTTGGCGAGAGGTATGTTTCGAACAACATATTATACATCGTATAGTGCCCATGAAGAAAAGGGGGATCCGGCCAATTCAGGAACAGAGTTGGCGATTGATCAAAAATTTACGAATATTGAATCCGTGGCCAGTAATATGGTAGGTATGAGACCCGGATATGATTATAGTCAACTTGATCCATTCGGATTGATACGTGAAGGAACACCGGTTACTGAAAAAACGATTTTGATTGGATTGACCGCGTCAAGTGGATCTGTCGCTACCAAAGAAAAACGTACCGACGCATCGGTCAAACCAAAACGTGGACAAGTGGGATATGTTGATAAAACGTATATGACCGAAGGTGAAGAAGGTGATCGGGTAGCCAAAGTACGTATTCGTGAAGAACGAATACCTACTCTTGGTGATAAAATGGCGTCGAGAGTCGGACAGAAAGGTACGGTAGGAATGGTAATACCGGAACGTGATATGCCGTTTACAAAAGAGGGTATACGTCCGGATTTGATTATCAATCCTCATGCATTACCATCACGAATGACCATTGGTCAATTGATTGAATCATTGACCGGAAAAATATGCACGATCAAGGGGGCGTTTGCGGATAGTACCGCGTTTGGTCAAAAAGGTGTACAGACGGATTTGTATGGACGTATATTACAAGAAAGTTTGGAAAAGGACGAAGCCTACGAATCGTACGGTAACGAAATATTGTATAGTGGAACTACCGGTGAACAAATCGAATCCAGTATTTTCATCGGTCCCGTATTTTATATGAGATTGAAACACATGGTCAAAGATAAACAACAGAGTCGGTGTTTGGGACCAAGAAGTGTATTAACCAAGCAACCGGTCGGAGGAAGAGCCAACGAAGGTGGATTACGAATTGGCGAAATGGAACGTGATTCCGTGGTAGCCCACGGTGCCATGTGTTTTTTGAATGAATCCATGATGGAACGGGGTGATAAATATAATATTGCTGTCTGTAACAAATCGGGTATGTTGGCTATCTATAATCCGACCAAGAATGTATTTATGAGTCCAATGGCAGATGGCCCACTGAAGTTCTTGGAAGACAAGACCGATGAAGGAAATACATTACGAATTGATACTGTTACCAAGTTTGGGAGAGATTTCAGTGTGGTGGAAATTCCTTATACTCTCAAATTAATGATTCAAGAATTACAAACCATCAATGTACAATTACGTATCATCACTGAAGATAACATCAACCAGATAGAAAATTTATCGTATAAGACTATACCCGAAACCGCCAACGAATATATTAAAAAGTTGGAGAAAATTGTACGTGAAGCCGAACGTGACCAAGACAAAGAATTATCACAAAGAATTCAGGAGGCCATTGCATCACCATCCAGTATTGGATCTGATTGGGTAGTAAAATCAACGACAGATGAAAAAGATAGTGCCAAAGATTATAAAATGGGGGATAGTAGGGAGCAGGAAGAAGGATATCCGGAAGGATATTTTGATAGTCCTATAGTAGAAAAAAAAGATACTGAACCATGGGAAGACGAAGAATACAATTATTCTCATTTGTTATCGTCGAAACCAAAAAAAGATGACGAATGGAAAATCCTTAGTAAACCACCTTCACCCGTAGAAGAGGATAAATGGATAATCAAAGGTGGAGAACATAACCAAGACCAAGACCAAGACCACGACCAAGATATGTTATCCGCGACATCCTATATGAAGGGTGATTTTGTACATTTACAGGGGGACAATGTACCGAATCGTATATGGGTGATTGACGAAATCAAACAGAATCCATATTCGTTGTTATATACTTTGTTAACGAATGATACGGATCAATTAAATATGAATGATCGTATACAAATCGTAAAAGGTGATCGTTTGATTCCAGTTCAAACAGATATACACGCTCAAGTTCCAAGTATGGATTATTCGAATATGGGGGAAAATCATAGCGCACCACCGCAAATAGTATTTTCTCCCATCATGATTAATGGTAATAACAATACTGGAGGAAATGGTACACAACCTGACCAAGATCCCTACCAAGATTATTCATCCACCACCAATTCACCACCTCCTATACCATTATCATCCATGTCATCGTCTAGTAAAATGAGTTTTGGTAATAACAAAGAAAAATCAGAACCCGAGACAAATAGTAAAAGTGGGGGAGGAAAAAATTGGATACAATCCGCCATTGACTGGACGGCCGACAAGTTATTAGTAAAAAAACTAGGATAAGACCGTTGAAGCCCCGCTGGTGTAAAAAAGAGTTGATTATATTGTTACACAAAAACTTACCTTGTCTAACTCGTCAGGCGACTTTGTCGCCTACCGAGTTAGTAGTGCAGAGGCTTACAGACCCCTTGCCAATTTTTTATTTTGTAGTACGTTTGGCTCGTTCACGGTACCCAACAATACACGTGGTCTTTACCCGACATAGGGGACAATTGATATCGTGACCTTGGGTACACTGAGAGGTCTGCCATTTATCCATACAATCCGTACACATATGATGTTGACAATTCAATTCACGACTCTGAATTTTTGTATAAGATTCCATACATACGGGACAAGGTTGGGACATGGGTAAGGACACATCATTTTTGTTGAGAGCTGCGATTACTAGTTTTGGTAATTTTACTCGACGCACTTCACGCTGGACGGGTGGGTGAATCTCTTCAGCATGGTCATTGTATAATTCCGATATTTGAATTTGTAGGTTATGTGGAATTTCATGAAAATGCAATTGTCCGTTGAGAATCATTTGCAAAATTGTTTGTACATAATTCGCGTCATATACATGGTTATCTTGGTTAGGAGGAGGGTTTTCTACTTGGTTCATTGCTTCTTCCAAATCCATCGGTTCCATTTGAATTTCCTCAGGCAAGGGGGGCTGTAAGCCTCCTTCACTACTAACTCGGTAGGCGACAGAGTCGCCGGACGAGTTTGCTGGTTCTCTCACACGATTGGCTCGTGGAGCATTGGGCACTTGAGGTTGTCTCGGTTGTCTGGCTCTTGGTGGAGAACCAGCACGTTGAGAATTCATACGACGGATACGACGATCCAACGTCGACCTCATCAATTGCATCTGTCTTATCATATCATCGATTCCACGTACCTGATTCTCTAGAAGTTGACGATCTTCACGTTGGAGGCTACTCATTTTCACAGTTTTAGTGTGTTATTTGAAATTGGTATCATCAAAATACTGACAGAAAAGGCCAATCAATTTTACGGTGCGTAAAATTGATTCACTATTTTCACTACATAATCGATAGTCTACCATTTATGCAAAAGAACTATCACTACTATGTCCAATTACGTAAATCCTCCTGCCGTTACAGATTCCTGTGTGGTTTGTTGGGAAGAGTTCAAGACCGAGAACAACATCGTTGTTCCCGGTTGTTGCAAGAATCCATTGTGTGTGGATTGTAAAAGTAAATGTAAGTCGTGTCCCATGTGCCGTACAGAATTCCCCATTGTATATACCGAACAACAAACAATTACCAAGTCAATTCATGCATTTCGTCAAGCGTTTTTGGCATTTGTGAAACATGAATCTGAATTCCGATCCAGATATGGTACTATTCATGATAGTATGTTCAACGAAATCCATGACAAATATGTGGTGACAATTTGTGAATTGGAAGAAAAATTGCAAGCGATTTTGACCCCACAAAGTCGAAATGCTCGTCAGCGTGATTTGCAGTACCAGTGTCATAAAATGGACAACTTGATACTAGCATTGTATTTGATGGGACTGTCTCGTGAAAGTACCACACGTCCTCGTCCTCCACGAGGGTGGACTCAAAACCAGTCGATCGAACATGCCGAACAAACCATGTGGAATTGGATATATCGCAATGTTCGTAGTGATGGATATGAAAACATGAGTCAAGTCGAATTGATTCAAAACGTGCGTGAGCATTTTGTGAATTGTTTTGAAAACAATGCATTTGAAATTCAATGGTTTCTGAATTTCTTCGATTCGTACGAAGCCTGTGTGGAGGTTTTTGAACGAATGTTGAGAATCATGTATCCTACATTGCCATTCCAAGAACAACAAGAACACCAAGAACAACATATGGATGTGGCGAATATGGAATTTGCTAGTGATCCACTCGCGGATATGGTAGATTTGCAAAATGTGGAGAATTTGGAAGAGTTTGGTGATGTGATTATGGTGGCTGAACCGGTGTAATTTTGTTAGGTTTTGAAAAATGTAATTTTATAATCAATCTTTTTTATTGAGGTGGTAAAAATGGAGAATATGCCAATTACTGAATTATCCCATAAACCCAACTTTCCATCGGAGTATTTTACGCACCTAGAATTCAAAAAATTGAATAAATCATATAATACTATATTATCGTATTAATATAAGATGACAAGGCTACGTTCCGGTACAATTGTTGATGCAACTAAAACAGATAAATCAACCCAAGTAAATATGGACGCACAAACAGATACTGAATCTAACGAATCCGAATCAGATATTGAAAGCGATGAATCCGAATGCGATATTTCGGAAATATTAGACGATGGTATTTTGTATGAAATGTCATCAAGCATAATCATCGAGATTGACGAATTTATAAAATTCAATCCAGAACTGTATGCTAATCCGAATTTTCACGAAGATTTAACAGATACTATATATGAGACGATGTACGAAGCTGCGCTCTTATCGGAAATATTTGAATCAGATACCGAAAAAAACCAGCAAGCCATGACAGAATTCGTAAACCAGAATCTGAACTTGTATTTTAATGATCTGAGATTATCGCCGGTTCGACAGTATCATCAGGGAACACCACTCGATCAAATTATTTCAAAACACCGTGATCCTACCGAAATCGTTGAACATATACAAAATTTGAAATCCATCGTATTGCCCTGTCAAAGGACCCCTGAATGGTATAAATCCCGTTACAATATGATAACCGCGAGTAATATTTATAAAGCACTTGGCAGTGAAGCCCTATACAATAGTTTGGTTTATGAAAAGTGTAAGCCACTGGTCATTTCAACCGAAAATGAATACACCAATACTACTCTGGCTACACATTGGGGAACGAAATATGAACCAGTAAGTGTTATGATCTATGAACACTTGTATCCGGATTGTACAGTTGATACCACATTTGGTTGTTTTCCACACCCAGAATTTCCATTTATCGGTGCAAGTCCTGATGGGATCGTCACAGCCGGTTCACGACTCGGACACATGTTAGAAATTAAAAACATTGTGAATAGAGAGATCAACGGTATTCCGAGTCTGGCCTACTGGATACAAACTCAAGTACAAATGCATACGACAAATTTAGAATGCTGTGATTTTTTGGAAACTTGTTTCCGGGAATTTGCGTCCGACACGGAATTTTA